TAAATCAGTGGATTTAAATAGTGAAGCGCCTGTAGGAACTACTCTTGCGATACTTGAGAGAATGTTAAAAGTTATGAGTGCTGTGCAAGCTCGTATGCATAACACCATGAAGATGGAGTTTAAACTCCTTAAAAACATAATCGCAGATCACACATCAGAGGAGTATGAATATGACGCAGATGATGAAGCAATCAAACGACAAGACTATAGTGAAATTGAGGTTATCCCAGTTAGTGACCCCAATGCTTCAACTATGTCAATGCGTGTGGTTCAATATCAAGCTGCACTACAGTTAGCACAACAATCTCCTCAATTATATGACTTACCATTACTACATCAACAGATGTTGCAAACACTAGGTATTAAAGATGCTCAAAAACTTGTACCTACAGTGGAAGATATGACACCGAAAGATCCAGTATCAGAGAATATGGCTATAATGACGGGTAAACCTGTAAAAGCGTTTCTTTATCAAGATCATGAAGCACATATTCAAACACATATGTCAGCTTTACAGAACCCACAGATTGCTCAGTTAGTTGGTCAAAATCCAATGGCAGGGGCGATACAAGGCGCAGCGATGGCACACATTGCAGAACACGTAGCGATGCAATATAGAGCTGAGGTTGAAAAACAAATGGGTGTACCACTACCACAACCAGATGAAAGAATGCCAGAGGATGTCGAGAAGGAAGTATCTAAACTTATGGCTCAAGCATCTATTCAGGTACAACAACAATCTGCTGCTCAAGTTGCTCAACAACAAGCACAAGCTGCAGCTCAAGACCCTGTGGTACAAATGCAACAACAAGAACTTGCATTAAAACAACAAGAACTACAACAAAAAGCTCAGAAAGACTTTGTGGATGCAGCGCTTAAGAATGAGAAGATTGAAGCTGATAAAGCAATAGCAGGTGCTAAGTTAGGTGTTGAGTTAGCTAAACAAGAAAAAGATTTAACAGAGAAGCAAAAACTTGAAGGAGTAAAACTAGGGTTAGATATCGCAAGAAGTACGGACGATAAAGCCCCAGGTCAATAATCTAAATAGGAGGGAATATGGATTTTAATATTAAAAAAAGCGCTGAGAGTAGAAAGCATCGTCACGCAAAATCTGATTTGTTTGAATATTACTCTGATAAGGGTAAATATGATGTATATATGGAATATCCTTTTTTCCATAATGAGTTTATTGATAATTATGCCCCTATAGACGAGCAAATAGAATATTGTAAGACTCATAAAAAACTAAAGCTCAAACATCATAAAATAGCAGAGCATGTATGTTGTATATATGATAACTGTGATGTTGAGCCTATAGGTGTAAATGGTACAACTTTTACTAATAAAAATATGCCTACTTATTCAGATTATTGTCTTTCGTTACGAATGACGCCTAGAGCAATAGTGGATGTTTTAATTAAAAGTAAAAATACTAAAAGCGCAATGGCGGTAGAAGTAGTATGGTCTAGCTATATGCGTGATGATAAAGTTGATTTTTTATGGAATTATACATGCGTTAGTTCTTTATATGAAGTCACTGCAAATCATATACTAAATAAAACTTTTGATGAAGATTTTTCTAGTATAAAGATACCCAAACATAATAAGTTTAAATGGCGACAAGAGCGTATAGAGAGACAACGAGAACATTTAAGATTAAGAGAAAAACGAGAGGAAGAATTTCTTAAACAGGCTCTTGAGCCTTTATCTTCTGTTGATATAGACAGTATAAATAATAATTTTAAATAGGAGGGGATATGAGGTCAATGTTAGATCATAATATACAATATATAGTTAACCACACTAATACTATACAAGATTTAGAAAAAAGAATACCTGAAGATGAGGATAGAGAGTCCGTAGCGCACAATACGGCTAAACATATGTTAGCAAAATTGCTAGAGGAGTATTATAGAAGTAAAGGTAAAGATGGGTTTTGTATAATAAAATATCCTATCATTGAGACAAATATAGGGGGTGTACCAGACCATGACTATTTTATAAGTAAAGACAATGACTCGATAGAGGAGGAGTTTGCTTTATTGTCTGACTATCCATCGCATTACGAAAGAATAGATAGAGTAGATATTTTTGATCAGACTAAACAAATTTATGAAGAGGGTTATGGTTATAATTACACTAATAAAAACATGCCATCTTTATCGGCATATGAATTTAATAATATCCCAGTTAAGTATTTTTGTGATCTCGCTTTAGTGCTTAATGAGTCTGTAAAAGGGGTTTTTGAAATTGAATATAGAAACCCTATACCCCATCATAAAAAAGAATTTTTAACTGAGCATTTTGAGCATGTGTATGAAATACCTGCTAATTTTATTCTATCTTTAGATGTTAATTACCCTGAGATTCCTCAGTTTTTAAAAGTATGTGAAGATAATTACAAACTTAAAAAGGATAGTTTATGAGTTCAATAGAAGATCAATATAAAATAGATTTACGAAAAATAATGAATGATTACGCTGACACTGTTTCGACAGGGGGCGCACAGGATTTTCCACAATATCGGCATCTTGTGGGAGTGATAGAGGGGCTAGCTATGGCGGAAAGAGCTTTTCTTGATTTAGTTGATGCTGCAAATAAAACAGAGGACATTTAAATGACAGATATAAGTGTTGAGAAAACTCTTGCCCGTGTGGAAGAGTTGAAGGATAAATCCCTTCGCCTACCGAAACCTTCAGGATATAAAGTGTTAGTAGCACTACCAAAGATAGAAGAAAAAACTTCTGGAGGTATTATTAAAGCTCAAAGTACCGTAGACAGAGAAGCCACAGCAGCTAATGTTGGGTTTGTTCTAGAAGTTGGCCCTGATGCGTATAAAGATAAGGAGAAGTTTCCAACTGGTGCTTGGTGTAAACAAGGAGATTTTGTTGTTATGCGATCCTATTCTGGGACTCGTATGTCAATAGATGGTGAGGAGTTTCGTATGATTAATGATGATTCCGTAGAGGGCGTTGTAGCAGACCCCCGTGGATTCGGTAGAGTATAGGAGATATTATGGCTACAGAGGAAAAAATAGAAGAAAAGCAAGAAAAGCAAGAAGATCAAGTTGAATCTCAAGAGGTAGAGTTTGAAATAGAAGATGACATGCCTGAAGAGGATAGAGCTGTTCTTGCAAAAGATAAAGAAAAGAAAGAAAAGCCTAAGAAAGCTAAAAAGTCTGATGATGAAGATGAGTTAGATAAGTATAGCGAGGATGTTCAAAAGCGTATTAATAAATTAAAACGTGAATACCATGATGAGAGAAGGGCGAAAGAAGCTAAAGATAGAGAGATGCAAGAAGCTATTCGTTATGCTGAAGCTGTACGTAAAGAGAACGAAAAGTTAAAGAAGAGTCTATCTAAGGGTGAAAGTACTTTACTTGAAGAAGCAAAAGCTAGAGCTGATATGGCTCTAGAGTCTAGTAAAGCTCAATATCGTAAGGCTTATGAGGATGGAGATGCTGATGCAATGGCAGACGCACAGTCTAAAATCGCAGATGCTACATTAATGCGTAATAAATGGGCTGATTATAATCCTCAGTATAAGGAAGAAGAAGCTTCAAAAGAGGCTTTACAAGAATCTCAAAATGTGTATAATCAAACTAATAAAGTCCCTGAACCAGACGAAAAAGCTAAAAAATGGTTTAGCGAAAATAAATGGTTTGGACAGGATGACGAAATGACTGCCTTTTCTTATGGGCTGCATGAAAAATTAGTAAAAAGCGGAATTGATCCTAGAAGTGATGAATATTACGATAGGATAAATGAAAGGCTAAGACAAGTCTTTCCTGACAGATTTGAGAACAATGAAGAAGACGACTCTGATCTGGTGGAAGCAAAAACGTCTAAAGCCAAAATTGCACCGAGCAACGTGGTTGCCCCTGTGAAGCGGAACCCGTCTTCTAAAAAAATTACGTTAACAGCTACTCAAGTTAGTATGGCTAAGCGATTGGGTGTACCTCTCGAAGAGTATGCAAAACAAGTAGCACAACTTAATAGATAAAAGGAGACGAAGATGGCACAAGCTAATAAAAACCGCACTAGTAGGGAACTAGAAGCACGTAACAAAACACAAAGAGCGAAAAACTGGGTACCTCCACAACAGTTACCTGACCCAAACCCTGAAGACGGATTTAGGTTCCGTTGGATAAGGACTTCTTTATTGGGGCAGAGAGATGACAGAAATGCATCTATTAAACTGCGTGAAGGATGGATACCTGTCAAAGCGGAAGATCATCCAGAGATTGTTACTCAGTATGGATTTACTGGTAATAAAGATGGGAACATCGAATCTGGCGGATTGATGCTTTGTAAAATACCAACTGAAACTGCTGAGAGTAGAAATGCATATTATGCAAATCAAAACAAACAGCAGATGCAGGCGGTAGACAATAATTTCTTGCGAGAAAACAATCCTCGTATGCCGCTCTTTAGTGACAAACGTTCGACTGTTTCTCGTGGTAACGGTTAAATTTTGATTTTAGGAGTTTATTATGGCTTATCCAACTGTTGATGCTCCATACGGTTTAGTCCCAGTTAATTTAATTGGTGGCCAACCTTATGCTGGCTCTACAAGGCAGATGAAGATCGCTTCTAACTATGGCACTAATATCTTTAATGGTGATGTTGTCGTCCGTGCAGCGGATGGTACTATCCAAAAAGAGACAGGCACAGCCACAGTTACTGCCACAGGCGTGATTGGTGTTTTTGTAGGTTGCACTTACACTGACCCAAACACAGAACAAAAAGTATTCAAGCAATATTACCCAGCTAATACAGTCGCTTCTGACATTCAGGCTTATGTGGTTGATGACCCAGATGCTTGTTTTAAAGTTGCTGTTGTATCTTCTGGTACTACTATTGCAGGCACTGGATATACATCTATTGGTAGTAATGCAGCGTTAGTACAAAACTCAGGAAGTACCACTACAGGTAATTCTAAAGTTGCTATTAACGGCATCGCTACTACATTATCTTTACCAATGAGAATCGTTGACGTAGTTGAAGAAACTACTGATGCATCTGGTAACTACACGGAAGTAATCGTTAAGTGGAATGCACCTTATGAGAACAGCAATGTTGCTACAGGTGGTCACGCTTATATGGTTGCTACTGGTTTATAATTAAAGGAGTATAAATAATGGCTATATCACGCGCACAATTATTAAAGGAACTCCTACCAGGTTTGAATGCCTTATTTGGTTTGGAGTATCAAAAATACGGTGAAGAGCATAAAGAAATCTTCGACCAAGAATCTTCAGAAAGAAGTTTTGAGGAAGAAGTAAAGCTCTCAGGTTTCAGTGCAGCACCAGTTAAAGACGAAGGTGCAGCAATATCTTATGACAATGCTCAAGAAGCATGGTCTGCTAGATACAACCATGAGACAATTGCTCTTGGATTTTCAATTACAGAAGAAGCTATGGAAGATAATCTGTATGACAGCTTATCAAGCAGATACACTAAAGCTCTTGCTAGAGCAATGGCGTATACAAAGCAAGTTAAAGCTGCTGCAGTTCTTAACAATGGCTTCAATAGTAGCTACGCTGGTGGTGATGGAGTTGAGTTATTCTCTACAGCTCACCCACTTGTTTCTGGTGGTACAAACTCAAACGAGCCTTCAGTTAATGTTGACTTAAATGAGACTTCACTAGAAGCTGCTATCATTCAGATTGCTGGATGGACAGATGAGAGAGGTTTATTAATCGCATCTAGACCACTTAAGATGATCGTTCCACCTGCTTTACAGTTTGTTGCTACAAGACTCTTAGAGACTGAGCTTAGAACTGCTACAGCAGATAACGACATTAATGCAGTCAGATCAATG